AATTTTTTCTTTACATGTTACTATATACACTTTGTGTATATTTCTTCACACTATATACACTTTTGCTTCGAGCTTGCGAGATGCACTCCGTGATATATTTTTAATACTAATATACATATACTGTAAACTACCACCATCCCACCAGTAATACCAATTCACAAACTCATACTAAAACTGTATTATATACACTTTGTGTATGCAAATAACTGTTTACAAACCTTTCTTTTTGTGTTATAATTACCTATAATCTAAGATTTCTACATAAAGGAACCTCTTATGCAAGCCCTGGACTTACATGTGCTAAAACTGCAGTATGAAATTCTTAATATATCTGCAGCACAAATGGCAAGGGATACCGAAATGCCTGAGTCTCTTATTAAAGAGACAATAGAAGCTGAAGGTTGGCAACAATGGTGGCCTGAGGAACCTCAAGTAGACCTCTTTAAAAAGCAGGCCAAGGAAGCCTCTCTGGTTGATAATGATTTATCTGACACCGACATTCTATCCCAACAATCAGAAGAATATATTGACAGAGCGAGAAAACGACTTCAGGTATATCAATTAGCCAAGGAAATGTACTTAGCCACCAAGTATCTCCAATTGGAATCTGCACTTATCGGCAAGGCTCATGAAATTCTAGAGATGTGTGAAACCCTAGATGCATCAGCCATCAAGCAATTATCGGCACTCTACAAGGATATGAAACACCACGGTGTAAACTCCCTTTTACAAGCTGCTGTCGATGACTCAGGATTGCCAAGTCTCATTGTGCGAGACCTAAGTGGTACGTAATAGTCCACAAGTGCACATCGTATCCCGAAGAGGTTCACGATGAAATTCCAATTGATAACAAAGCCTCAAGGGCCAATCCTTGGAGCTTATTCTAGATGCCGAGACCGAATTTCATTTATACGAGGTCCTCTAGGCTCTGGCAAAACTTTTGAATCGTGTACAAAGGTGCTTACACTTATGTGTGAGCAGAAACCTGATAGAATGGGTGTACGTAAGACACGATTCTTTGCTATTCGAAATACATACCCTGACTTACTGGGTATGACGATGAAAGATTGGATGGAGCTCTATGGTGAACTTGGACATTACAAAGGTGGAGGAATGGAGCCACCTGCCCATAAGTTACGATTCAAGCTCAAGGATCGTTCCATTGTCCAGAGTGAGCTCATCTTCCTGGCCCTTGACAGACCACAGTCCATCAAGAAGCTCAGAGGGTCCCAAGCTACTGGGTTTTGGCTTAATGAGACAAAAGAACTCGACAAAGCCATTGTTGATATGGCTGATCTTAGGCATGGCAGATATCCCTCAAAGATGGATGGAGGACCAACATGGCATGGCATGATTGGAGATACAAATGCCCCTGATGAAGACCACTGGTACTACGAACTGGAACAGGAAGTTAAACCCCAGGGATGGTCTTTCTTTGTGCAGCCCGGCGGACTTATGCGAGAAATGCAGGTCGATCAAGAAGGGCGCAATCGTTGGACTGGCCGGTGGATACCAAACCCCGGAGCCGAGAATCTGCATAACTTGCCGCAAGATTATTATATCCGCGGTCAAGAAGGCAAATCAAATGACTGGATAGCTGTGAACCTAGCAAACGAGTTTGGATCTGTACATACCGGTAAACCTATCTATGAGCAGCAATGGTCAGCAGATATTCATATATCCAGTTCCATTGAGTTTGTGCCTAATGCTCCTATTGAGATTGGTCTAGACTTTGGGTTATCACCCTCAGCTATTATAGGTCAATTATCGGCCAGAGGGGCTGTTAATATACTTGATGAGCTTGTTGCTACAGGTATGGGAATTAATCAGTTTGTAAAGACTGTATTAAAGCCTCATTTACATCGATATTACAAAACGGCTTCTGTTATCACCTATATTGGTGATCCTGCTGGAGATAAGAGGGTAGACACTGATGAACATACGGTCTTTAAAGAATTACAAGATCTTGGTATTGAAGCCTATGCTGCAAACTCAAACGATCCTGAGATTAGATGGGAAGCTGTTAGATGGTACCTAGAGCAACTTAGAGATGCCAAGCCTGCTTTCAGAGTACATCCTAAATGCCGATATATAATTGGTGGCTTTAATGGTGGTTATCAATTTAGGCGACTTCAAATAGGTGGTGCCGTAGCAAGGTATCATGAAGCTGCAGATAAAAATAAATATTCTCATCCTCATGATGCATTACAGTATTTATGTATGTATTATCGTGGGGACTATGAAATACCGACTTCTATCTTTGAACGAGAAGAGACCATGGTTGAAGATGCGTGGGGCCTATAAATGAATAGAAAATATACTGTGAAACAGTTTCTAAATTGGATGGCTGAAGCACAAATAGCTCATCAAGTTTGGCGACGAGAAAGTTGGGAAGATTATGAGTTCAGAGATGGTAAACAATGGACTCAATCTGCTATTAACCAGCTTGTAAAGAAAGGTATTAAAGCTATTACTGTTAATAGGATTTTTCCCATTATGAATCTCATCATGGGACATTTTATTAACAATCAGCAAGATATTGTTGCTAAAGGCCGAACCAAGAAAGATAATGAACTTGGTCAAGTGATGAGTGAAGCTATTAGCTTTATTCGTGATCAAAATCAGGGAGGTCAGAAGATTATACGTGCCTTCAATGATATGATCACCACAGGTGTCGGCTTTCTCAAGGTTGATCTAAATCCTGATCCCAGACAAGAAGAGATACATCTTAAACGTCTTCCATGGCATTCATTATGGTGGGACCCTTATGCAGATCCCTTCCTGGATAAAACCTATTGTAGGTATGCATTCACAGCTGCATGGAAAGATCTTGATGACTTGATTATGGTCTTTCCGGATAAAGCCTATGAGTTAAGAGAACAATTTGCACAACTTTCTTCTGATGTCTATGTGCCTGATGTATATGACGAAGGTTCAATTATCGAAGACTACAAACGGCATATGGGAGTTGGTTTTTGGACTAACTCAGAACGGCGACGTGTTAGACCTGCTGAGATGTGGTATACTGCTCTCAGTAAAAGCTGGTTTGCTGTTATGCCAAATGGTAAGGTTATTGATTTAGATTCTAAAGATGAACAAGATCAATTTAGCCTTGTGTATCAAGCTAAAGAAGTAGTAGCGGCAACTGTTAAAAAGATGCGGGTATCTACTTTCCTTGACAATCTTATTTTAAAAGATATTCCTTCTCCATTTGTACACGATGATTATCCTTACTCTTCTTTTGTAGGTTATCTTGACAGATACGATTATCCTTTTGGTATCCCCCGCCAAATTAAGGAACAGGACATGGAGGTCAATAAACGACGCTCCATGGCCTTGTCCTTAATAAGTAACCGACGAGTTATTGTTGAAAAGGGTGCGGCAGAGGATGAAAATACTTTATATAGAGAAGCTAATCGATCTGACGGTTTTATTGTTTTAAAACGCGGTCGGATGAAAAGCTTTGAGATCCAAGAGATGGGACAACTCTCAGAGCCCCAAATAAAACTTCTTGAACAAAGTGAACGTGAAGTTAAAGAAATTGCTGGTGCAAATGATGAAGCTCTGGGCTATGAGACTAAGGTTCAATCTGGTGTAGCTTTAGATAATAAGCAACAATCCCAAGCCACCATGCAAGCTGGTTTACTTGAGAATGCTAGATATGGTTTAGTAAATATGGGAGAAAAAATAACTGCTCTTGTTCAAAATCGATGGACTGATGAAAAAGTTATGCGAGTAACTGATCGTGTAACCGGTGTTGAAGCTTTTGTGGCTATTAATAAACCTATACAGGATGATCAAGGCAATATTATTGAGATTAAAAATGATCTTACACAAGCGCGATTTGATCTTAAGATTGCTGCTAAACCTATGACTGATACAATGCGTGAAAAGAATATGGAACTTCTTTTTTCCGCAATTAATAAGTCCCCTGCTGAGGCTGTTGGACCTCTGTTAAATCTGGCCTTAGAAATTTCAGATATTCCGAATAAAGATCTTCTTCTGAAACAAGTCAGAGCAGCTACTGGTGCAACTCCTTTACAAGATCAAATGTCCGCAGAAGAACGAGAAGCCTGGGAGAAAGAAGAAGCTCAGAAAGTTCAAGCCAGAGAAGAGGAAGATTACGCTCTTACAATTCAAGAACGCAAAGCTAAAAACGCTGAGATGGTTGCAAAAGCTGAAGAGTTACGTGCTAAAGCTCTAGCTCTCCTTAAAACAGCAGATGCAGCAGAAAAGAAAGTTGATGTCGAAGGATATAAACTTGGTCAAGAACTTATTGAAAGTATGTTAGGAGAAATAAATGCGACAGGAGGCAATGGTTCAGGCAGGAAAGGAGTTCAGTCAAACAGTACACAATGATGCTACAGAGGCTGCCTGGGAACGAAAAGCAGATAAGTATTTTAAGAGCCATCGTGAACTGCCTACCGGGCGGGACTTTAGATGGAATATGAAAATAAATAAAAACGCGGAAAGAAAATACCGTAAAAATTTTGATCAGATTTTCCCCGATGCACCTGGCGTCGGAATATAACTCGCCCATGAGGCGTAAAAATTTAATGTCGCCCAAGAGGCGTAAAAAGGAGCTAACATTATGGGAGATGAAGCCGGAAATGCGGATGCGGCAAAAGCTGCACCAGAAAGCACTGAAACAGTAGATCTTGACAACGCAACAATTGGTTCTTTGCAGGGTATAGAATTAATCGACGACAAAGATCTTATGGGCGTCGATGATGGAAAGGACGATAAAAGCAAAGACGACAAATCATCAACTGAGAATAAGACGGCTGACTCAGGGTCGAAAGATGATAAATCGGCTGATGCTAGCGCAGACAAGAAAGCTGCTGATGAAAGTGACAAAACGGATGCTAAGAAAGTTGATGCTGATAAAAAAGCTGATGCTGATAAAACTGATGCTGATGCTGATAAAGCTGACGCAGACAAAGCATCCGACAAGGAAAAAGGAGACGAGAAACCGCCGAAGGGATATGTAAAGATCGAGGCGCTTCATGAGGCCAGAGAGATTAACAAACACCTTAAGAATGAAAATGCACGGCTTAAAGTCCAGCAATATGAATCGCAGGATGCTAGAGCCAAGGTCGAACTCCTGGTAACAGAAAAGGAAATCGAGGAGTTTAAAAACTTTAAACCTCTTTCTGACGAAGAATTTGAAGATAAGTTTGAAGATGACTCAAAGGCTGGTTTAAAGTATCTGCAGAAGTTGGGTCAATTCCATGACTTTCAGCGTCGACAAGCAGAGACTGAATTAGCAAAGGAGAAGCAGGAGCGTGAGCTCTCTGCAGCTGCTGAAGAACTCGAAAGAATTTATGCTACCACAGAAGTTTTAATGGAGGACGTTCTACCTGGGATTTTTGATGATGCAACAGTAAAAAGTGAACTCACTGAATTTGCAGAAGATATTGGGTTTACTGAAGAATTGTTTTATCTCACAAATCCAGAAACACGAATAATTCTGCCTGGCGAAAGTAAGCCCCTAGTCCTTGGAGAGCAAGCGGCTGATATTCTCAAAATGTTAGTAACTGCTAGAAATAAGCTTAATGAAAATGCGGCAACTAAAATTGACAATGACAAGCTTGAAGCTAAAATTGAAAAGAGACTCCGAAAGGAGATCGAGAAAGAGCTTTTGGCTAAATTTAAAAAATCCGGAGACGATGACTCCTATAAGTCGATAGATGATATTCCGACGTCAGAAAATGAAAATGAATTCAGGAATCAAGTTCTTTCTGAGGCTGAATTAAGTAAACTGACACCGGCACAACAGGATGCCTATCTCTCTGGTGCATAAGGAGAACTTTTTATGTCTATGACAGATTTTCCACTCAATGATCCTTTGGCAGTACAGCGGTGGTCAACATCGCTTGCTGTCGAAGCTGCGAAGAGTATGTACTTCGCAAAATTCATTGGCACAGGTCCGGATAACTTGATCGTGCTGAAGAATGAACTTCATAAAGGAGCCGGTGATAAAGTTACCGTCGGCTTGCAGATGAAATTGACCGAGCCTGGTGTTGAAGGCGACAATATCATCGAAGGGCATGCCACTGGTGAGGAAGCCATCTCTTTCTTCAATGATGCACTTTTCATTGATCAACTGAGAAAGGGTACCAAATCCAAGGGTAAAATGTCTGAACAACGTGTTCCTTATCCTCTGCGTAAAATCGGCCGAGATTCACTCTCTGTATGGTGGGGTGAAGAAGGTGATGAGCAGATTTTCTTTTATCTTTCCGGCGCCCGTGGCGATATTGCCTCATCCTTCCATAATCCAACCACTTGGACTGGTCGTGCCAACAATGCTCTTCAAGCGCCCGATTCCGATCACATCTTCTATGCCGGTGATGCCTCTGGTAAAGCTGACTTAGATTCATCTGACATCATTGATCTGTTTGATGTGGAACGGTTTGTAGCAAAGGCTGAGACCTTGGATCCCATGATTCAACCTTTCATGGTCAATGGCGAAAAGAAATTCGTATGCTTGATGCATACCTTCCAGGCTTTTCAGCTACGAACCGCCACATCAGAACAAGATTGGTTGGCCATTCATAAGGCTACTGATCGCGGTCAAAAAGCCATGATCTATAAAAACGCCATGGGTGAATATGCGGACGTCGTTCTGCATAAACATCGCAACTGTGTGCGTTTCGATGACTATGGTGCCACTACGGATATACTTGCCGCTCGCGCTCTATTTCTTGGCGCCCAGGCCGGTATGATTGCCTATGGCCAAAATTCCAGCCCGCAGCGTTACAGTTGGAATGAAGAAACTGATGACCGTGGTAATGCTCTCGCGATCACCGCAGGTACCATCTTCGGTGTAAAAAAGTCCCGCTATAATAGTAAGGACTTTGGTGTTATAGTGTTCGATTCTTATTGCCCTGTACCTGCGTAATCAGCGGCGCAGGGTTCAGGCAAGAGAGAGACCTAGTCCTCTGAAAACCTCCGCTAGGTCTCTCTTCTTAATAATTTTAATATTAACAGGTAACAAAGGAGTATATAATTATGACTGATGTTATTTCAAGTGCAGTTCTTGCAAAGGATATTGGTGATGCCAACTACCCGAAAGGTGTGGTCTTGTCAGTTAAGGCAGAACACACGATTGGAGAGGATGGTGACCCTGGTATCGGTGAAACCTTGGAAATGTTACCACTTCCGAAGGGTGCAGAACTCATAGATTTTACCCTGGAAGCCACTGGTGGTACCACCAATATGACTGTAGCAGTCGGCGATGGTACTACAGCCGATAAATTTCTTGTAGCCACTGCTAATGCTGCGGCTGTTCAACTTAGAATGGGAAAAGGCTTTGGTACGCCTTTTGCAGCTGCAGGCAGTTTGTTCCTCACTTTCGGTACCGCAGCACCTACTGCAGCTGATGTGTATACCATGGTAGCTCAGTACCGTATGACTTAAACCCTTCCTGGGTAAGGGGGTTTCCTTTACCCAGGATTTTTCAGGAGTATTTAATTATGGCTGATGTTATTGCAAATAAAGTCTTTGATTCTAAGAAGACTTATGCCAAATACCCTAAAGGAATTGTTCTGTCTAAAAAGGCGGAATATACAATTCTTGCAGGCGGTAGTCCAGGTATTGGTGAAACCTTGACAATGTTACCTCTTCCAAAGGGCGCAGAACTTATAGACTTCACTCTTGAGGCTGATGGTGGCACCACCAATATGACTGTAGCAGTTGGTGATGGTACCACAGTAGATAAATTTCTTGTAGCCACTGCTAATGCTGCGGCTGTTCAACTTAGAATGGGAAAAGGCTTTGGTACGTCCTTTGCATCTGCTGGCAATCTTGTTATCACTTTTGGTACTGCAGCACCTACTGCAGGTGATGTATATACCATGGTAGCTCAATATCGTATGAATTGAATCTTAGACCCTCCATGAAAGGAGTATAGTATGGATTTTTTAGTAAAGTATCACGGAAGCCGGGCAGAGACTCTAAAGAGCTATAATCCCAAGTATTTACGTAATGGCCCTTATAATTTCTCTGCCAATGAATGTAATGTAGATGAAAAAGACGCTGAACGTTTGGTTCGAGAAAATCCCAAGGGCTTTAGCATTGTAGGTCCGGCTAAAGTTAAAGTTGTTGTCAGCGGTGAAACCATCAAAGATGAAGCAGTTAAACCGGTTAAGCCAACATTTAAAAAGTAACCGTCGGGGTAGCTTTTATGTTGGCTTTTAAGTGCCAGGAGGGTACATGCAGCCTCCTGGCACTATTTAAGGAAAAACAATGGCTTATTTTGGTGAAATGAAAACAAATATTCTGGAAACTGTTGATGATGATTCAGTTACAGAAACCAAGGTAGCATCACTTATTAATGAAGGAGTTGCATTTTGTGCAAGCAAGGTTCGACTTCCAGAATTTGAGTCTAGTGGTACTTTTGTTACAGTGACTGATAGTCATAGTGTTGATATACCTGTTGGTTGGAATTACCATAGAGGACTATATGCAGCAGCAATACCTGACGGTAGTCCTATTAAAATAGTTTCAGCTATTGGGATTATTAAAGATAAGTACCCAGAAATAGATGCAGAAATTATTAATGGTCCCATTGAATTTCTTATGATAAGAGCTGGTCAACTTCTTTATTTTCCTGTACCAACAGAAGCAGTTACCGTATATTGTAAATTTTATGAAAAACCTATTCCACTAACCAAATCAAAAGATATTCCTACATATCTTCCAGATCATCTTCAAGCTACTCTTTTAGAAAGTTATGCTCTTTGGAAACTATACGCTAAAATTGAAGATGGAAATGAAGGTAGTAAAGTTAACACAAAGTACTACAAAAATGAGTTCAAAGAAGCTTTTGATGAACTTGATGATGACATTGATAAAGGTCAGTCGTCACCAACACCTTTAAGGGAAAATTCATGGATTTAATTCCATTATTCAGAAGCTCTTCAGGGCTTATGACGACTGTTGATCCTGCAAGGATTCCTTATAATCCTGAAACAGGAGTCACTGCTTTATCTAGAGCAGTGAATATAACACATGATAAAACTGGTAGACCTACTAGACGATCGGGGTATACCTTAAAACAGTCCGGATTATTTCACAGTCTTTTTTGCGATGGAGGAGATTGCTTCGTTGGAAGTGGACCTTATTTATTTCGCATAGGCACAGATTACTCTTTACAGCAATTACGAGGAGCTTTATCTGGCGAAAGAATAAGTTACGTTCAGCATAATAATGAAACTTATTATGCTAATGGCTTTCAAAACGGAGTTATACGGGATGGAGTCTCGTATAGCTGGCCTACAGGGGTGTATGAGGGTCCAGAGACAATCCGGCAGTTTTCTGGAGCTCCTGTGGGCCAGCATCTCGCATTCTTTAACACTAGATGGTATATTTCTGTTAATTCTAATCTTTGGATTTCAGAACCCTATGCTCCCGGATTATTTGACAACGCTAGAGGGCTTATTCAATTTGATTCACAGATTAGAATGATTAAACCTGTTGATGGAGGTATTTTTGTATCTGATTCAAGTAATACTTGGTTTTTTGCTGGTAAAGATTATACTGATTTTTCACAAAATCTTGCAGCTCCATACCCTGCTTTAGAATGGTCAGATGCAATAGACTATATAAATGCCACGGATTTAGGTTTAGAAATTGTGGGACATTGCGCATTATGGGGTTCACAAGAAGGAGCTATTGTAGGAACGCCAGACGGTCGAATACTTAATGTAACAGAGGATAAAGTTGTATATCCTAATGTAGGGGCACAAGGAGCTGGACTACTTCGTAATAAACATTTCATTCACAGTATATTTTTCTAAAAGGAGATAAAAATGGCTTTAAGACTTTCCACAGGACTTCGAAATGCGTTAGCCGAGCAAAAAGCGGAAGCTGAAATTATTATAGCAGCCGCTACAATCAGCTTCACAGAAGGTGACGGCCCTAATGGCGGTGATCTAATCAATGACTCAGGTTCAGGTTTGAGTGGTGATCCTAAGAAAATGATTACCGTTTTTGGTTCCACTTCCAATAATGGTACTTTTGAGATTCTCTCGGTAGAATCCGATGGTTCTGCTATTGAAGTAGCATCTGGTGATTTAACAGCAGAGATAGCCGGCGATGATGTCATCCTTGTACAGGCAGCTGGTGGCTCCTTTTCTGACCTCTTCAGAAACGGTGTCATGAGGATTTATCCAGGTTCACAACCCGCAGATGCGGATACTACTGAGGGAGTAACAGCGCTTGTAGAGATTTCTCTGGCTAGCGGGACTTTCGTTGTGGGTGGTGAAAACGGAATCAACTTTGGAGCCGCAATAGCTGGGGTTCTTGCCAAAGCAGCTGATGAAACTTGGTCAGGTGTTGCAACAGGAACAAATACGGCAGGTTGGTTCCGTTTTTACGATAAAAATAGAACAACGGGTGCAAGTACTTCTGCAATACGTTTTGATGGTTCAATCGCACAATCTGGAGCTCAATTAAATATGTCAAATACTTCTATTGTTAGTGCCGGTACCACGACAATTGATTCTGTCGCATTAACAATTCCGACTGCGTAATCTTACTCATAAGGAGACAGGAGGGGTGAAAGCCTCTCCTGTGATACTATGACCATTAATTCCGTATTAGGTAGTACATCTAGAGTAAACCCCGTACCCTATGATTTATTCCAATTTCTTACTTTTTGGAGTTGGGAATTTACTTCTGGAGATGGCTACTTTAATTACGACACCCTTTCTTTTTATGTAACTACTGCTCCTGCCACCCTCGTAATACGCCCCAAAGAAGAACTTCAATTTTCTAGTCTTGCCTCTAACGGTTTCTTTGTTGCTGGTCGTACTACTAATTATATTTTTAATTCTTATGTACGCATTTTTAATGAAGATGAATCTAAGTGGGCTAAAGTTGAGGGAGATGCTACTTACGGTAAGACATTTTTTACTTGTTCTACCGGTGCTTATGATTTTGAAGATGACTGGACTTCACAGTACTATACCAGTGACTTTGTTAGAACAGTCTTAAGTATAACAAATAGCTATATAAAAGTACTTACTAATAATTACTGGCAAGCTAGTGGTCATGACTATAGTAATGTTCAAACTTTAGTAACTACAATACCTTTAATATTTACTGAAGATTCAGAAAATGTATGTTGGGAAATAGTTCATGAATTTACCACTACAGGTTCTAAAAATCCTGATCATTGTGCTTTTACAGTAGTTCCACCAAGTACTTTTGAATTTAACTATACAAATTTTAAATTAGGGTTTGATACCCTAGATATGGGGGACATCGATGCGGAACAAGACAACGATACGGCACCCCCGCTTGTTGAATTTCCTATCAACACTGCGGGAGAAACTAAATTCGACGCAAATTGGGATTTTAATACCGGGTGTTATTTCACTTGGGGTGCTAGCTATGGTTATTTATATGACTTTGGTGAACTACTTTGGGCTGCGAAGTTAAAATGGCCAATAGCTATGAACTCTGCCTGTTTATTTTCTGCTGACAGAGTATTTTATGGCTATTTAATGTTAATAAGTGCAGATGAAGAACGATGGTTTCGTTTTGGTTCAGGCTTAAGTTATCATTGTATAATTGAAGATTCCAAGGGACTTTATGATGATGATATAGGTACTTTAGGAAACTATACTAAAGTTGTGGGAGTGATGGATGCTGATTTAAATATCCATGTCATGATGTCCCAAGCTGGAACTATGTATGAAGGTACTTATGATTTAACAAAAATCTTTAGTCCTGGAGAACCTATTTATGCAGCATTGCATGTTCTCGATCAAGCAGATCAAGCTTACCATAACAATATACTTATACAGACTTATAATGCTGCTCCTAATACTGATTATGGTCAAACAGCAGCAAATGGTATTTTTAATCATATAGAATTTTTAACTCTTGCTATAGATGAACTTGCAGAGTATTCTTATTACTTATATTTCAAAGATAAAATTCGTAATTCATTAAACTACAGTGATTTAGATTCTATTTATGCTGTAAATCCCTCTTATGCCAGTGATGCTTATAATGTATTACAACCAGGAGAGGTTTGTATAGTTATAGATAGATATCACAGAGTTTATTTTTATATAGTTAAGTCCGGATATCATGCTGATTCTCTTCCTGACTATATTAAAATTACTGATTCCCTTTACTGGGAACTAATGGAAGTAATTCAAAATGAAGAGATGATAGTAGAACAGTATGATGTTACAGGACTCGTTAGTGGATCATCTCAATTAATAACTCATACAGCACATAATAGGCTTAAAAGCTATGCACCGGTTGTTCAACTTATTCACAATGGTGCTGTTAAGACAAGTGGTATAACTGTTTCAGTTGTTTCTACTACTCAACTAAGATTGACAACAGCTGAAACAACAGCTTTTACTAACCTTAAAATAAATGTATATGTGACTGTATAATGTGTACTATTCCCACACGCTGTATAAAGTGTCCTTCTTATTGGTCTAATGTTAAATTTTGCCAACGACTAGGAAAACTACTATTTTTAAAAGACTTTAAAGTCTTTATTGATAAAAACGGGGTTTGTACTGATAATCAAAGGGTACTTAAAGATTAAATGGCCTACGAAATTGAAATAGATCAACAAGTAATGTTGCTTGAGCCATATTCTCGTATAGAGCTTTTAGAACAGCTATATTTACAGCAATTAAACCATTTCTTTGAATTTTGGACTATTGCATTTACTTCTGGTGGATGGGCTGATCCTTTTTGGGAAGTAGGTACAATCTATGATTCTTATAATGGTGACAAAGTTACAACAGTTCTTAAGTTTCAAACTGACTCAGATTATACCTTAGTAAGTCAACCACAAATGGTTCAGCCACTTAGTATTTATATGCCTATTGTTGAGACTGCAGAAAGATACGTAAAATTACGGTTTGATCAAGAAACTACTAATGCTTATGCACAAATATATGTAGTTTATTTTAATGCAACATATCATCAATGGCGTTTAACATGTAGTGATTCTGGTCAAAATAATAGTTCACAACTTGTTTTTACCACTGCAATAGATGAAATATGGATGACGGTACAAGCTAATGGAGATTGTTCTATTCTGATCGGAGACGTTGTAAAAACAATTACTGGTATATTTACTGCAGATTATAAGATTACTTGTACAGTAACACAAACTAATGTTTCTACTAAAACCTTCTGGGATGACTATAAATTTAATCTAAAGACTGGTAAAAACTGGGCTTATATGGATTCACAAGCTCAGGATCTTTATAATCCTAATGGTATACAAGCTTTACAATTTAATGGACAAATTACAGGTCCATGTATAGGACTTCCACAAGGTCCGGCAGGAGAATTAATTGAGTATATTTGGTGTGGTAAAGCCTGTGGTGAATTAGATAGTTTACGGAATGCCACGGAAACAGGCTTCTCAGGAAGAGGAGGATTTCTCCTGGATGAAGACCTTATGAAAACATATCACATAGTTACTTCTCTTATAGAAACTGCTTATTATGCTAACTGCGAGCCTGATAATGATGAATTTATTCAAGCTTTAAATCCTGATTCTCCTGGGTATTATAGTTTTCATGCTTTATATTCAAACATGGAAAGTCTTCTGGGCTTGGGAAGATTTGCTAGTCAAGATCTTGATATGATCTATGTACCTGCTAATCTTCGAGCAGAATTTGATATGGAAGGAAATCTTGGTTTATTAGCTGGACCTAAAAATGTAATTGATTATGGAGTTGCAGGAGCCGCAGATTATGATCAGGAGTTTAATAGCTCTACTACTGATGACTGGGACGCAGAAGCTGGAAGTAATTTCATCGTTGATGCAGATAGTATAGATATAGACACTGAATCAGAAGAAGGTGGTTTTGGAGATGAAATTTTACATGATCCATATGACAGCGGTTTATTTGCACACTACGCTACTGGAGTATATGGTGATGGTTCTCATTGGCGACAAATGGATCGAGAATACTTTGTCGGTATAAGAACTACAGTTAGTGGCACAAATGTAACTATTTGGATTTTTGTTTATAAATTTAATTTTACTACAGAAACTATTACTAGTGTTAGTAATTTTAACTGCTATACTGAACCTGAAGATACATATGCTTGTGCTAATAATAGACTTGCATGGGCTCCAACACATGGTTCTGAAGGAAAATTATATGTAGGAGATCCTCTTTATTCAGCAGCTAAATCTGAGCAGGGTCGCATAAGAGTTTATACTTGGTCAAGTTCAACTGAGACTTTTACTTTTTCTGAGGATATTACAGAAGGTATTAGAGTACGACGTCTTGGTGCTTGTATAGGCTGGGATGATGATACAGATCTTCTATTATCTTCAGAATTTGATGATGATATAATAGCTTTTGATGCATCTGATTCTTATAGTTCTCCTTGGACATATACAGGTTCAGGTGAGATGGGACTTTGTTTTAGTGTAGGTGGTGGATTAATACTTGCAGTAGGTTCAGCTTCTGGAGACTATATCGAACGTGTTTCTATAACAACAACAGCAGCTACTTTTGTCTCCCATGGTGTTACGTCTTACACTAATGCGGGTCCATGGAATGTAGAACCTGTTTATCCAAATGGAAGAAGCGGAGGAAGAGAACCAAGAGTTACCACTATGCAATCCACTGTTCATATAACCTATTATATAGGTGGTTATGCTTCAGTTAAGATGCATCCAGCACTTATGTGGAATGAAGACAGATTAGTACAATGGTATACTAATTCTCCTGCAACTACTGATTATCTCTATGAGAATACTACCTTTCCTAATGCAGGATGTGCTACTGTTGGTACTGAATTAGACACTAATGCAGCTGGTAGTTACTGGTTAAGTGATTTTATTCATAATATGGTATTTTGGGATGGTTCTTCTGATGATGAATATTTAGTATCTTTAGGACACTATTTGCCTGCAGGTACTTCTTCATGGCGATATTACGTAACTAAACTTGGTCCAGTTATTTTAGAACATGTAACTATTGGTAAATACTATGTTGAATATTTACACTCTCTTGTAGGAGTTGAATCAATAGCAACTGCTAGTATAGTAATGACTGCAGATAACGCTACTTATGGAGTATATTCCTCTTGGTTCTTTAAATTAGGAACTACTTTTTGGGTAGCTACAAGTGCCACAACTTTTCAATCATATGGAACAGCTGCTTTAGCTAAAGCTGCAGCAGCATCTATTACTTTATTTTCTACAGCTGTTCCTAATATTGATTATAGTGGTTATACTGAAATAACTTTCTATTTTTGTATGGAGAAAGAAGAAAACTGGACTTATCCATTAGAAACAGTTTCTTTAGAGTCTATAACTCTAGGTCAAGTACCTCCAGGATTAGATGAACCTATATTATGCTTACATTTTGAATCTGGAGAACGTTGTAAAGAATTCTTTAAAACAACAGATGATGAACTTATTGCTGTAACAGATACTCCTGCAAATGCAGCTGGTTTAAATGTTATGGTTTCTGGAACTTTTATGAGGCCTTTGTATACGGTATGAGTTTTCAATTATACGGAGATAACAGAAAAGAAAACATTGAGATTGATGTTACTTTTGAGGAAGGTGATTATTTAATCGCCGATCCTGGATTGGAAGAGTGCTCAGCTCGACTGTTTTATCTACGTACTAACCAGGAGGGACTTATAGCAGGAAGTCCTCTTGAAAATGTTTTTCAATTAGATAAGCTACCTGATTTTGGATCAAATAAGTACGCTTATCCTTTTAGGGCTGGTGTTAATTACTATGTGGAAGATAAGGAAGAATTTGCCTGGAATGACTCTATAACAATAACTCATATGGCCGATCCAAGTAATAAACGCTATGTGGAAGTCTGGGTAACTTATTATCCTACATCAGGATTCTCACCTATACTACATGAAGGAACTAATGTAGTAACAGCATCTGATATGTTTATGAAAATACCTAGACTATATCCAGATGTTATACAATCAATAACTCTTCCAAGTGGATGTAGTACAACAGCTTTTCTTAATACAAATGCCTCAAAAATTCGATTAGAAGATGAAGGTAATACTTTTATAATTTGGGGTGATGATCGGGCTCTTATCTATGAATGGAATGCAGGTAATACTGAATATGATTTAGCTTATGATTTTAATGATGCTGATTGTAGTGTAGTTTACGGTGCAGCTACTAAAAATGGTAAATGTGTTATTTCATACTATGATACAAATACAACCTCTGAAAGACTTGCTTATATAGAAAAATCAGGTACTTGGTCCTTACAAAGTAAATATTCAAATCCTGATAGCAACTATAATTCACCTATTAATTTAGTAGAAAAATTTTCAGTATTCTATATAATGATTGGTGGTAATAAACCATATGCTACAACATATTTATATTCCAATAGATCAGTTTATTTTGAAGCAGCTGTAGATGGTATTAATCCATCTACTTGGGCTTCATGTAATTTTACAGACATACCATATGATCTTACTGGTGATGAGTCTTTTGGTTATGGTTCTCAAACATGGAGTGTTGGAGGTGGTGCACCATTTGAATCAGTTTCTATTACTGAATATAGGTATAATTTTGCTTATGCATCAAGATGGTTTGGTGCTATGGAAAATGAAGATGGTGATAGCCGAAAATATTCACGTGTATGCATGTGGCAAAAATATACTGAAGTTAGCTTTGTCTTTTACAATGACTTTGGTAAGCAGTTAATGAACTATGACTTAATAGATCCTGAAACTTATGAATCAGTAAGAGAATTTTCTTTTGCTCCAGGAGCAGAATATACTTACTTAGTTGGTGAATATGCTGCAGCTTTTACTTTAGCAGGTGTTACCGGTGTTTGGTGGGTTTATAAACCTGATGAAATTGTAAAACTAGAAGATTACCTTCATGCAACTCATAATATATATGAAGGTATTTTTTATCCCATTAAGTCTCCTTATTTTCTTACTAATAATGAAGATGGGACTTTAAAACTTTTAGAAATCACTGAACATTATACTGATCTTGTTGGTACTTGTTCTCTTAAAATAACTACAACTAAAGCTATTACTACAACCACAGATTTTGACTTCCCAACAGAACCTACAAATACGACTACTAAGTTTAGGCTCTCCTGGGATAATTCAACTTGGTATATTTGGAATGGTGTAGATGCTTGGGTAACTGAAGCTTCTGCTGCTAATGGAAATTCTCTTGCAGATTTTATAGATGGATGTCAAGATGGTTTAGCAGCTCCTGCAAGTACTTATACAGCATATATAGGTTTGTATATAACTTGTTCTGCAGATGACGCTGAATATAAAATAAATTACACAGATGTTAAATTATATTTAACAACAATCTCAACTACAAGTGATTCATTCCTGTGTGATGAT